CTCTGGAGTTGTAACTGGTGTAGCAACTGCGCTAGTAGCGCCAGTACAACCAAAGGCGGCGACGATGAACTTCGCTCAAGGTCAAAATGGTGAAGATGAAGCAACTGTTCCTATCGCAGTACTAGCTAGAGCATGGGATCTATTCAAATCAGCAGATGAAGTACAAACTTCGTATCTTATCCAAGGTAAGGCTCGTGATAATACACTAGCTAACTATCTAATCGGTAGTATTGCAGAAGTTAGACAAGATACAGTTGCAGTAATATCCCCACCTAAATCTGCTGTCGTAAACGCGAATGGTGCTGAACTTGCGAACCTTATAGCGTTCCGTAGATCACTACAATCAACATCATATGCAATGCTCGATAGCAACTTTAAGTATCAATACGACAAGTATAACGATGTATATCGTTGGATTCCACTTTCAGGTGATGTAGCGGGTATACTTGCTCGTTCAGCATCAGGAACAGCTCCTTGGATGAGTCCAGGTGGTTATTCAAGGGGTCGTGTACGTAATACTATCAGACTTGCATGGACTCCAGACCAACCTAATCGTGACGCACTGTATCGTGAAGATATCAATCCACTATACAATGTAACTGGTCAAGGTGCAATACTAATGGGTGATAAGACACTTATCGGTAAGAACTCTGCATTCAGTCGAATAAACGTTCGCCAACTATTCATACTACTTCGTAAGAATATTTCAACAGCGTCTGCTGACCTACTATTTGAGATCAACGATGAGTTCGCACAGGCACAATTCCGCAATATGATTGAGCCGCTACTACGCGACATACAAGGTCGTAGAGGTATTACAGCATATACTATCGTATGTGATGAGCGAAACAATACACCTCAAGTAATAGATAATCATGGGTTTGCCGGAGACATCTACGTTACACCAGCTCGCTCGATTAACACTATCCAGCTAAACTTCGCAGGTACTCGTACTGGTGTAGACTTCACTGAAGTTATCGGAACGTTTTAATAACAAGTAAATGGTAGAAATAGAGGGGCTTCGGCTCCTCTATTTTTGTGTCTAAGCTATACTTTACCTAAATAAAAGTAAAGACATTAACTCGAGGAGATACAAATGGGTTTTAACATTTCTGAATTTAAGGGCGAACTAGCATTCGGTGGGCAAAGACCTACACTATTCGAAGTACAGCTTACCTTCCCAGCTGCTATTGGTCAAGGTGCTGGAAAGAAACTTTCATTCACTGCTCAAGGTACAGAACTACCTGAGAGTACTGTTGGTATTATTAGCGTTGGCTATAAGGGGCGTATGCTACCTTATGCTGGTGACCGTCAATTCGCACCATGGGCAATCAACGTTATAAACGACGAAGATTGGGTTGTGCGTAACGCATTTGAAACATGGTCAAATATGGTAAACGCTCGTGAGCGTAATATCAGACAGACCGCAACTTCCGCACCGTCCTTCTATAAGGCAAGCGGAATAGTTAAGCAATACAGTCGAGTAAATGATCAAATCCCAACAAGATATTATAAGTTCAATGACCTGTGGCCAACAACTATTGGTGGAATCGGTCTTTCTTGGGATCAACAAAACTCTATCGAGACGTTCCAAGTACGATTTGAATACAACTGGTGGGATGTTGCTGGTCCTTCTGTTGCTGGTAACTTCTCCAACTCCTAAGCGACCAACACATACTATTTAATGAGGTTTAAATGAAGTTATTCGGCTTTACTATCACTCGTCCCGGCGAAGATGATAACAACGGAAAAAATATACAAACAATCGTCCCTACGTCGGATGAAGAAGCCTCTATTGATATTTCCAATTACGGTGGAACCTACGGTTATGGGCTCGATCTCGATGGAGTTGTTAGATCTGAAGCAGAACTAATAATTAGATATCGAGAGCTTTCTCTACATCCTGAAATCGATTCTGTAGTGGACGATATTACAAACGAGGCGATCATTTCTGATGATCCTAACAATGATGTTGTAAGTCTAGATCTTTCTAAGCTCGAGTTAAGTGAACAATTCAAAGCTACGTTACAGGCAGAGTTTAAGTATATTGTATTTAATCTATTGAACTTCAACGTTCGTGGGTATGAACTCTTCAGAAAGTGGTATGTAGACGGTAGACTTCCATGCTTACTAGTAGTAGATGATGAGAATCTCGGTGCGGGAGTTCAAGATATACGTGTTATGGATCCGATGAATATTCGGAGAGTGCGAGAAATCGCCAAGGTCCCAAACAAAGATGGAATTGATGTACAGACTGTCGTAAATGATTACTACCTATTCAACGACTCTGGATTTAACAATGCTGGTCAAGCATCTGTTTATAATATGTCCAATCTAGGTCAAAATGTTAAACTAACACAGGATTCAGTTGTATCTGTTTCTTCAGGACTTAAAAACGGCACAAATACAATGACTATATCGTATTTGCATGCTGCTATCCGGCCCCACAACCAACTTCGTATGTTGGAAGATGCAGCAATTATCTCTCGCCTTGTTCGCGCACCTCAACGTAAAGTGTGGAATGTTGAAGTAGGTCAGTTGCCGAAAAATAAAGCCGATCAACATATGCAATCTATGATGGCGTCACATAAGAATAAAACTGTATATGATGCTCAGACTGGTGCTGTGCGAGATGACCGTAAGTTTATGTCAATGACAGAAGATTACTGGATCCCGAAGCGTAACGGTGAAGGTACTACTATCGACGTTCTCCCTGGGCAAGACAATTTTTCGAATATGGATGAAGTCGAATATTTTCAAACGCTACTTTATAAATCATTGAAAATTCCCATCTCGCGCGTCAGTCCAAGCAGTGCATTTTCCCTCGGACGCGTTGGCGAGATTACTCGCGACGAAGTTAAATTCCAAAAATATGTCGCTAGACTACGTACTCAGTTTGGATATCTCTTCAAGAAGATACTCGAAAAACAACTGATCCTTAAAGGTATAGTAAACCTTGAAGAGTGGCAAGAAATTAATCAATTCATGTTCTTCAAGTATGCTGAAGACAGCTACTTCGAAGAACTAAAGAACGCTGATGTACTAAAAGATCGCGCAGCAACAACAGACCGACTAATGCCTTATGTTGATATTCTAATACCTCGTCGCTTTATACTTAGTGAAGTATGGCAAATGAATGAAGATCAACAGAGAGAAAATGCTGAGCATATACGGGAAGATCTCCTGTTGTATGGTCCGATTAATGGTGAAGCAACAGAGTAATATAACAAATCAACAAGATACCTAAATATAATAAAGAGAGAAGTAATATGGCTGACAAGAGAATATACAACATCATTTCAAGTATTGCAAACAGCGACAAAGCTGCTGCGATATCTACATTCAATGCCGTATTTGAAGATCGGGTAGCTGCTAAAGTTCGCGCGTTCGTAACCAATAAAAGGATTTCCCCGAATGCCTGAAGTCGATAACAATGTAATTGCAAAAGCGCTAGGCGTCACTGGATTTTCTCCATTGGCGAATTTCCTGCGACTACATGCCGTAAAGTCGATGGAAGATCGTGCTGGAAACGGCCCTGACTTTTGGAATGCAGCTAATATCAAGACTAATGAGTTAGGTGCAGAGCGTCACGGCTACGACGCTGGTGTAGATAATATCGTATATGATAAAGTAAACCCTAACCAGAATTACTATCAAGACAGAATTAACGATGACCTAGCGAAAGCTAAGGTATCGCAATCTGCTCAAGATAATGCAGTAGACGGTCCCCCTGCAGATACCGACGCAGCTCTAGCGATTAAAGACGCTACTGATGACGAGCGTATGAAGGCTCACGCTGCTGTTTTAAAAATGATGAATTTTCAGACGTTTAGAAACGGATCGGATGCCTAAATGGGTCTTTTAATTACAGAGCTTAATCACGATGTAGCGGGACTAATAGTAGAATCGCGAACGAATGGTGAGAAGCAATATTTCATCGAAGGCATCTTTATGCAGTCTGAAATTAAAAACCGGAATGGTCGTCAATATGCTCGTCGTATGCTTGAAGAAGAAGTAGAGCGTTATGTAAACGAAAAGGTAAACTTAAACTGTGCGATTGGTGAACTAGGACATCCAGCAACACCTGCACTAGATCACGAACGCGCCTCACATCTTATTACGGCCCTAGTACAAGAAGGTAACGATTGGATTGGTAAAGCTCGTGTACTTGCTGAACTACCAATGGGTAAAGTAGTACGAGGCCTTATTAGAGAAGGCGTCCGCTTTGGTGTATCTTCACGTGGAGTTGGCGGACTACGCAAACAACCAAGTGGTATTACTGAAGTACACAACTTCAAAATCGCAACAGCTGCGGACGTTGTTACCGATCCATCAGCGCCTGGCGCTTGGGTAAACGGTATCATGGAAGGAGAATCCTGGGTTCTTGATGCAGCTGGAAGCTGGATCGGCTCAGAAATATATGAATCTACTATCGCCGAACTTGATAAGCCTACAAGACTAGTTACAGAACAGACACGTATTCGTCTTTTTGAACAATTTCTTACAGGTATTACAACAAAATAATACCAAATACCCTCATCCGCTAAATAAATGAAAACATATGACACTAAGGAGACAACTAATGGCTAACACAAACACGAAAGTAAACGAGGACGTTCAGGTTCCTGATCACGACGTCAGCGGAATGGGTTCAATAGTACCCGGTCCGGTCGATACTGGTGATACAGCTCGCGCACAAGATAACATGGCTGATTGTGACGCAGACGTTGCGATCGTTCGCGGCCAACCAGTTCAACGTTCAGCAGTTCTACGCGCTCTAATTGCACAACTACAATGTATGGATCAAATTGATCTTGACCGTATTGCAAATGAGCTTGATGCAAACCAAGATTATAACGTAGATCCGGCGAACTCAGTTCCCGATCTTCAAGGTATTAACCTGCAATCCATCTCTGTAAAAGAAGATATTGCTGAAATTTTCGCGGGTGAAACACTTACTGAAGAGTTTAAAGAAAAGACTGCACTAATATTTGAAACTGCAGTATCTGCTCGCGTTGCTGTTGTAACAGAAGAGCTGCGTGAAGCACAAGAGATCCAAATTTCTGAAGCTGTTGAGGCAGTTACAGAACAACTAGAGACTCAGCTTGACCGGTATATTTCATTCGCGGCTGAAAGCTATGTAACTGACAATACACCAGTTCTAGAACAAACACTGCGCTCAGTTGCAGCTGAAAAGTTCATGGAAGGTGTAGTAACTCTAGCAGAGCAATTCAACATCGATATTCCTAAGGTTGCTGTTGACGTAGTCGAGAACCTAAACGCTGAAATAGATGCTCTCAAGACGCAACTAAACGAAGCTATTGATGTTAACGTTGATGCAGCTTCTGAGCTAAAGAGTCTTCGTAAGGACAAGATCTTTGAAGAGGTGTCACGTACTTTGACTGCTCCACAAAAGGATCGTCTTCGCGCTCTAACAGAAAATATGACAGATAGTGACACTATCGAAACATTCCGCTCTAATGTCGAAACCCTAAGCGAATCAGTTGTAGCAACCGCTCCAGCACGTAGACCAGCTGCCCCTATTGATGCTGACAGCGGTATTATCGTTGAAGGTACAGATGATAATTTCGCTCCTAATACAACAAGCACTGAGCGTTCAGTGTTTAGCGTACTTGAGCGTATGAAGCACTAACCGAAAAACAACTATTACTAAATAGATAAAATAACAAACGCCACAAGGCACAAAGGAGAAAAAAGTAATGCAACAACTATTTGCCGAAGGGCTAGAAAATAAGTGGGGTCGAGTTCTTGATTACACTGGAGCCAGCACTTCAAAGATCAAAGATCGTCACCGCCGTTCAGTAACAGCGCAGATCCTTGAGAACACTGAAAATGCTCTACGTTCAGAGTCATCAACAAACGGTCTTTCACTTCTAAGTGAAGATACAAACGTAACATCCGGCGTTCAGAACTTCGACCCAGTAATGGTTGCGCTAGTTCGACGTGCGATGCCTAACCTACTTGCGTATGACGTATGTGGCGTTCAGCCGATGACAGGTCCAACAGGACTTATCTTCGCAATGCGTTCACGTTACGAAAACCAAGCAGGACCAGAAGCATTCTACAACGAAGCTAACACTGCGTTCTCTACAGTAACAGCCGGTAACACTACAATCGGTCAAGCTAATACTAACGTTGGATCAGCTCCATCAGGTAACTCGGTTACTTACAACTTTGCCGGTGGTATGTCCACAGCACAAGCTGAAGCCCTAGGTCTCGCAAGCAACGTTGCTTGGGCAGAAATGGGTATCTCAATCGAGAAGGTTTCCGTAACAGCTAAGTCACGTGCTCTAAAGGCGCAGTACTCAACTGAACTAGCGCAAGACTTGAAGGCAATCCACGGGCTAGACGCTGAAGCAGAACTTGCTTCAATGCTATCAACCGAGATTCTTGCCGACATCAACCGTGAAGTTATCCGTACTATCTACCTAACTGCTAAGACAGGCGCGCAAACAGACACAGCAACTGCAGGCGTATTCGACCTTGATGTTGACTCAAACGGCCGTTGGTCAGTTGAGAAGTTCAAGGGACTTATGTACCAGTTATCGCGTGAAGGTAACGCCATCGCCAAAGAGACCCGTCGTGGCCGCGGAAATATCATCATCTGTTCTTCAGATGTTGCTTCCGCACTACAAATGGCAGGTGTTCTTGACTTTGCTCCTGCTCTTCAGTCAAATGAGCTTAACGTAGACGACACTGGCAACACATTCGCCGGTATCCTAAACGGCCAGTTTAAGGTTTATATCGACCCATATTCAACAACTAACTATGCAGTTATTGGTTATAAGGGCGCTGATCCAAAAGACGCAGGTCTATTCTACGCACCGTACGTTCCACTACAAATGGCACGCGCCGTTGATCCTAAGACTCTACAGCCACTAATCGGCTTTAAGACACGATATGGTATGGTAGCCAACCCATTCGCTGACGGTCTTAACGCTGGCCTTGGTGAGCTTAAGCAGAACTCGAACGTATATTATCGCAGAGTCGCCATCAGTAATTTACTATAGGTAAAACAACAAGTTACCAATAAAAAAGAGGCTTCGGCCTCTTTTTTATTGTCTAAATTCTAGACTACTATATTATAAAATAAACTTAAAGTTGCGTCTTATATAATTATACTGTATAATTTCCTCAGGTATTACACTAAATAACAGGATGTAGTATAAAGGGGTATTTGTAATGTATACACAAGAACTGATAAGTGGATTAACTACTAGAGATTGGAGACCTGGAAAGGATATAACTAAAACTCTCCTACGTCGTCTACATGAAGAAACTGCGTGGTTGAATTGTAAAAAACCAGTTAATCTACATAGAATACTTATGGTTAAAAATAATATTACACAACTACAGGTTTGTAAGGGGTGCGAACGCTCTTCTCTACTAAACGTCACATATCCACAAAAGATTTTTCGTGATTATTGTTCAAATAAATGCGCAACTAATAGTTCGAGAAAACCCAAGTCTGAAATTGCATATAGTGATGAATGGTTAATACATCAGCGAGTTATATTACGTAGATCTATAACACAGATAAGTTCAGATCTCGGATATAAAGGAACTACGTTTGTTAAAACGAAAATTAAAGAATTAGAAATAACAACAGACAGTAGGCGAAAAACAGAAGAGCCAACAGATATATTGTATTCTCCTGTTGAGATGTATAAGTTATATATTACTGAAAAGAAAACTATAGCAGAAATTGCAATATCTCTTAATAGTTCAGCTGCAACAGTTCAAAGATTTTTAAAAAAACATGACATATTACGGAGAGCACCTAACTCATATAAGCGTAAACATATAAAAGTTTCAAAACCAGAACAAGAGATATTTGATTTTATAACATCAATATACTCTGGTGTTGTCGAGTCAGGAAATCGTTCAGTTTTAGATGGGCGTGAGTTAGACATATATTTACCCAGTAAGCAGTTTGCAATTGAATTTAACGGACTATACTCACACCTTTATCGCCCAGAGGCAGAAACAGAAGCTCTCCGAAAGGACCGATATTATCATCAAAAAAAGACAAACGACTGCGAAGCACTAGGCATAACATTGATTCATATATTTGAAGATGAATGGAGTAATAAAAAAGACTTATTCAAATCAATGTTGCGATCACGGCTTGAGTTGAATCAATCCCGCATATTTGCAAGGAAGTGTGTAGTTTGTGAAATCAAAGGCGATGTGAAGAATGCATTTCTAGTAGAAAACCATGCGCAGGGACAAGATAAATCAAGCGTAAAACTCGGCTTGTTTTATGAAGAGCAGCTTGTTGCTGTTATGACGTTTGTACGGGGTAAATTTAATAAGAAAGATTACGATTGGGAGCTGAACCGGTTTGCAACTCTTGCAAACCATACCATAGTTGGTGGATTTTCAAAGCTTTTAAAGGCGTCTAGTCAATATGGAGTCTCTGGAATAGTGGTGTCATATGCAGATCGTAGATATTCTGCGGGAAATGTATATCAGAAGAATGGATTTGTATTAACAACCGTTGGTCGCCCAGGATACTATTATGTATCTCGTAAAGATTGCAAGAAAAGGTTTAATAGACTTTCGTTTACAAAGCAGAAACTCCAACAGCGAGGAGCTGTTGGAGTTACAGAACTCGAAATGGCAGATAGTCAAGGATATAGTCGTATATATGACTGTGGGGTAAACACTTACACTATTACAATATAACTTAGTGTTTTATGAAATTATGCTTTAGGTGGCCCTCAATACAAGATATTAACAATTACCAATTTGTTGAAAATTGGAATAAGCAGTTGGCGCCACGAATACGGATGACCTACAATCTGTATCCTATCCGTATGCATTCTAAATACAGACGTATTAATCGTAAAAAGTTCCTTTACGATGCACCGGGAATCTGAATCAGAACTTGTCTTGTTTCAGGATTAATGCAGGCAACTCCGATACCCTTTTGTGAACGATATACGATGTAGTATTTCGCTGCTGGACAGACTGCCCCTTCATTGGTTGCGATATATGTAATATAATCGACGATATGCCCTTGAGTAGAAAGATACCCCTCAACTTGGCCTTCCTGATAACCGGGGTGGCCCACGGCACCATCACAGGCCCCAGCCATAAGTGCTACGATAAGTACCGCAGTTAGTCTTTTAATTTGCATGATATAATCCTTTTTTCATATTACCGATAACCTGGTTACACATTTGAATATACTCGTTGTTCGCCCGTAGAGAACGTCTGTGTTTAAACACCGATGCGAACGACGACGTTCGATTTGCTTTATCCGCGTCCTCTAGCTCTCGAGCCGCTTGTATTAGGTTCAAAAAATCAGTTGCGAGAAGACATGCACCTCCATTTTCGAACTCTACTTTCTCAATTGGTGGTAGTTCAGCAATGTTCATTATTTACCTCTCCAATAACTGTTACGTTCGCCGGCCGCTTGACTTTCGTAGACCGGCAGCCCTTATAGTCTCCGTGTGAATGAATACGAGCAACGAAGATGATTCGTTCGCCTTTATCTGCCATTCTGTTACCAGCATAGGCTATAATATTGCCATTGTCCAGCAGAATCTGCGTGTTATAGAACCCGTATTCCTGATTGTAAAAGACAGCGAACACAATACCTTCGAATGAGCGGCGTTCGTTAAGTTCACCCTCGAACTGCGAGCAGACCTTGGTAAACAGAGCAACATCCCGAGTATCTTGGCGAAGTTGGATCAGATTACGCTCCATAGCGAGACCCATACAAATACCAGACAGTGCCTGTACGACTGGGTCACCTGCTTTAGTAGCTTGGTCTGCCCAGTAGAGGATATACGAATCAGGAGCATCGGCAATAAGAGTCATTGCATACTTACCGAATGGGAACCGACCAGCTTCAATCTTTTCAATGTTACGAGTAGCTTTCAACGAAAACTTACCGCGGCGCTTGCCAATTTCAACATCCGGATAGTCAACGAGAACAGCATTCTCGAACCGATTGGAAATACGAGCGAAATAATCGCGAGCCTTCTCAGCAGCGCGCTCGATATCATCTGCGAGAATGCAGATGAAAGAATCAGCCGTGAAGTAAGAACCTTCCATAAACCGTTGATGACGCAGAGTATATCGAGCGTTTTTTGCACCAGTCGAGATGTAGAAGATATGTTGCATAGCTGTTCCCTCTATCTGATGACCACTTATAGTCTATCCTCGAGGTGGAGGCAACTGATCTTTACGAGTATTCCCTAAATATATTACAGCGTAAAATATCTATGAAGGACTCCTTAATGAACATCAGACAACTGATACTAGAATCTTACGACTTGATAGATGCTCATTTTGAAGCTGCTAAATCTGGTATACCGCTCCCGGATAGACCAGATCTAACTAAATTTGGTGATCATTGGGGATACCATACTGGACCAAATTCGCATGTTGAATATAATACGCGTAATAGAGCAATCTACTATTATAAAAACGGACAGATACACCGAGACGATGGACCAGCTTTTGCAAACTCACACGGAGATAAGGTATGGTATCAAAACGGTAAAAAACACCGAGATAGTGGTCCAGCTGTTGATTCTGCGGCTGGAACTAAACATTGGTATCAACACGACAAGAGACACCGGGTTGATGGTCCGGCTATAGAATATGCAAGTGGAGCTAAAGCTTGGTATATAAACGGTATTTCACAAAAGGCCCCGAAGACATAAATGAACATTAAACAACTGATACTCGAATCTTACGACTTGATAGATGCGCATTTTGCAGCGGCGAGGGCTGATATCCCGCTACCTGATAGACAAGATCTAATAAAATTCAACGATAATTGGGGGTATTTTACGGGGCCTAATACACACGTCGAGCATGACACGTGGAATAAAGCAATCTACCACTATAAAAACGGACAGATGCACCGAGATGATGGACCAGCTTTTGCAAACTCACACGGAGATAAACATTGGTATAAAAACGGCAAGTTCCATCGAGATGATGGACCAGCTGTTGTACATGTAAATGGACATAGAGTATGGTATAAAAACGGGCTTAAACACCGAGATGATGGGCCAGCTGTAGAAACCGCAAACGGGGATAAATATTGGTATATAAACGGTATTTCACAAAAGGCCTCGAAGACATAAATATAATGAATATTAAATATTCTTGAACTTTAAGGCAGAATAGGCTACAATTATGACTTACATCACAGGCTGCGACTCTGGAGCGAACTTAGACTTTGCAACAAACCTAGACTCCACGATCACGTTTACACGTTATCCAGAGCTTCAATTATATACGCAACGAGCTCCTTTGCCACCTATAGCAGCAATTTATCCTGATATTCAAGGCGCCCGTCTAAGATATGCGCACGCTGCAGCATCCGTTCAATGGGATACAGTTAATGTAACATTCATAGTTTTGAAAAACCTCTCTAACTATGTAGCAATTCATAACTGGTTAGTTGAGTCGATTGACAAGAAACGCGAAGATATCACCTCAGACGCTTCTCAAATATTTACAACAGGGGACAAGGTTCCTGTTCGCGAAGCTCATTATATTAATATGTACCCTGTTGCTCTCTCAGGACTAAACCAGAACGTTGATTCAGGACAAATAGAATATCAAACAGCTACAGTAACATTTAGATACTACTACTATGAATTTAAATAATAGAGTACTTAAATGAACATCAAGCAACTAATACTCGAATCCTATGAACTGTTAGATGCCCATTTTGCGGCTGCAAAAGCTGGTATACCGCTCCCGGATCGACCAGATATAACACAATTTGCCGAGCATTGGGGATATCATACTGGACCAGATTCGCATGTTGCTCATAATATACGAGATCAAGCAATCTACCATTATAAAAACGGTAAAGTACATCGAGATGATGGACCAGCTATAGAACATTCAGATGGAGCTAAACTATGGTATAAAAACGGCAAGATGCATCGAGATGATGGACCAGCTGTCCAAAATGAAAATGGAGATAAATTTTGATATCAGCACGACAAGAGACACCGAGACAATGGACCGGCTGTAGAGTACTCGAATGGAGATAAACATTGGTATAAACACGGTGAGCGGCATCGAGATGACGGACCAGCTATCGACCACGTAGATGGACATACAGAATGGTATACGAACGGTGAACATATTACCGTTAATATACACGACATTTAACATAATGAACTAGGGACTTAAAAAGAATGAACATTGAAGATATTGTTACAGAATGGAAAGAAGATGCAAAATATGATAGATTGGAGCTTGGAGAAGAAGCATTAAGATGCTCCAACCTGCACTCCAAATATATGGAAATATATTACAAAGAGCAATCAATTCGGATTAAACTACAAAACGATCTCAACATTATACGTAAAGAGCGTTGGGAATATTGGAATGGTAAACTCGACGAAAAAACAATCAGAGACAAAGGATGGGAACCACAACCACTCACCATACTTAAATCTGACATCACTATATATCTCGAAACAGACGAATATGTTTCGCGACTAAATATGCGAGTACAGCTACAAGAAGAAAAGATAAAAATTGTCGATCAAATAATCAAGCATATTGCGAATAGAGGATTCAACATTAAATCCGCAATAGCATATGAGCAATTTAAATCTGGTATGTAATAAGGAAAGACCTAGATGAACATCAAGCAACTAATACTCGAATCATATGACCTGCTAGATGCGCACGTAAAGGCAGCCGAAGCTGGTATACCACTACCGGATAGAACAGATCTAACAAAAATTGACGGGCATTGGGGATACCATACAGGCCCTGTTTCGTATGTAGTACATAACGTAGGGAATCAAGCAATCTACCATTTTAAAAATGACAAGTATCATCGAGATGATGATCCGGCTATTGAATGTTCAAATGGTGATAAATATTGGTATAAGAACGGGCTGACGCATCGGGATGATGGACCGGCTATCGAATATGCAAATGGGGCTAAATCTTGGTTTCAACACGGCAAGCTACATCGAGATGATGGACCGGCTATTGTACATGCAAGTGGAAATACATTATGGTATAAGCATGGTATCCCGCACGATGCTCCAGGCGCTTAACACTATAAATAATAGATGACAGAAATAGTAACAGTTACAAAATTAAACGAAGCGTATATGCAGATATCAACTTCCGAAGGTGTTCGGAATGAAATAGATTCATTCTTTAGTTTCATGGCTCCTAATGCAAAATTCCATAAACTAGTAAAATCCGGCCGATGGGATGGACGAATCCGCCTATTCAATAGAAAAGAAAATCTATTATATCTCGGGCTAAAGGATGATTTGAAGAAGTATTGTGCTCGTAATAACTATAAGTTTGTAGATAATACACAAGAGAACGACTATTGGATATCAGATGAGTCTTTCGCAGAGTTTATAGCTGGGTTAAATCTTCCGTTCCCACCATATGATTTCCAACTGTCAGCGGTGAAGCAAATTATACAACAGGTTCGTGGCATTATTCTTTCACCAACTAGCTCTGGAAAGAGCCTTATTCAATACATCATTTGTATGTTTTACATAGATAAGAAATTTTTAATTATTGTACCTACTATTAATCTTGTGGGCCAACTTGCAACAGATTTTCGTGAATACGGCTACACTGAACAAGTATATCAAATACAAGCAGGAGTTGATAAGGATACTATCTCACCACGTATAACAATAAGTACTTGGCAATCCATTAAAGACATGCCAAGAGCTTGGTTTGACCAGTTTGATGCAATATCAGGGGATGAAGTACATACATTTAATGCGAAGTCGCTAATTGGAATTATGACCAATTGTGTTAGACAAGACATTCGTATCGGACTATCAGGTACTTTACAAGAGGATGAAGGTTCTAAGATAACCCTACGAGGGCTATTCGGCCCTATATTCAGAACTACTACTACAAAAGCATTAATGGATAATAAACAAGTAGCTGATTTGAGTATAGTTGGAATAGAATTATCATATCCACCTGATGTAGTAGTTGATTTTAAAAAGAAAAAGCTTGACTACCATGGGGAAGTAGACTATATTATACATTACGAGAAACGCCAGAGGTTTATCTGCAAATTAGCAGAATCTCTTCCAAACAATAAACTATTATTGTTTAAGAAAATCGTACACGGACAAGCCCTCTTTGACATACTTAAAGAGAAAGATCCTGAACACGTATATCTCATCTATGGAAAAGTAGATGCTGATGATCGCAATGAAATTCGTAAAATTATGGAAGCGAATGATGGAGTGACTGTTGTCGCATCATACAGAACATTTGCAACGGGGACAAACATTAAGAATCTTCAATATATGATTTTTACTGAGAATACGAAATCGATCATAACTGTACTGCAAGCAGTCGGAAGATCTCTACGTATCAGTTCCACGAAGACAAAAGCAACAATATTTGATATCGGAGATAGCATTGTTCGGACAAAATCAAAACAAAACTACGCTTGGAGCCACTTTGTTCAACGCATTGAATACTATACTAAAGAGAAATTCAAAGTCACAATCAAAAAGTTCCAACTCTGAAGAAGACACGAATTCCGTCAGGCTTCAACTAACAGATTTCAGAATATTAACATACCCCTCAGGTCACCAAGTAATTGGCCTGTACCTTACTGAGGACGATGAACATTATTTCATGAACGAGACTCACCACGTGCAGTTGAATCAACTATATATTCCATATGATGCAGAGTCGTTAGGTATAGAAGTGTTTAAAAAAGCCGCTGTACAGACTACGTCTTTGCCGTCTGTTCAGACGGCAAGTAGTTTGGTGCGGACAATATTTCAGAAGGCAAGAGAAGAAGCAATAGCTTTTGAAAATAGAGATGTTGAACCATTTCCAGTAACACAGCACTCGTATCTCACAGATCATGAGCACTTTACGACTCACTAATCACTTACTTAATACCCTTTCAACAACATACGTAGTATAACGCGCATTTGCAAACAAGGCAACTACTTTTAGGAAACAATAATTGGCTAATTACATCAACAATCGAGAATTTCATGCGTGTCTTTTAGGGCACAAACAAAGAAGCGACGCTGCTGACTTATTAGAAATGGAGCGTCCTCGACTTCCAAATTACTTCGGACAAGCTATTACATCTATAGCAAATAGATATGCATCAAAACCAAATTTCTCCGGTTACTCTTACAAGGATGAGATGATCAGTGACGCGATTATGGCTTGTATACAATACGCCGACAGATATGATACTGGTCGACCTGAACGGTTACAACAACCGCCGAACCCTCTTGCGTATTTTACACAAATTGTACACTTCGCATTCCTTACGAGACTACAATCAGAACAGAAACAACAATACATTAAAGCCTTGACTCTTCGTAGTAGTCCTAATATAATAGAGGGTGACGAAGATAACTTTGACAGTTTTGATGATGTCATTGTCAAGTTCGAACGGAAGCTTAAGGCGAAAAAAGAAAAAGCTTTAGAGCGCAAACAACAAAGAGAAATGGAAGAAAGTTTAATTAATGAGTAAAATCATTTTGTTGGGAGATTGTCATTTTTCTGCCAGGAACGATAATGCCAAGCTAGCAAACCGATTTGAACTATTTTATAATTACTTCTTTCAGTATATGCGCGATAACGATATAAATCGAATCGTACAGTTTGGTGACTTATTCGACCGGAGGAAGTATATTAACTTCGTCTCGCTCGGACGCTGTAGAGAGTTCTTTTTTGACAGATTAGTTGAAAATAACTTCTATATGGATACGTTTATCGGTAATCACGACATACCATATAAGAATACTCTAAAGTATAACTCCCCATCACTACTACTAGGTGAATACACCGATTATGTCAACATTATAACAGAGCCGGTTTCGTTAAAACTAGACAACATATCAGCGACAGTTATACCGTGGATGTGTGATGAGAATATGAAAGAAGCGTTAGAAGCTATTGAAAAGTCAACCGACCCTCTATGCTTCGGTCACTTCGAAATGGCAGGGTTTGAATTTACTCCAGGTTCAATATGTGAACACGGAATATCAAAAGACTTATTCTGGAAGTTCAAACACGTATACTCAGGACATTTTCACCACATATCAACAAAGGATAACATCACCTTTATTGGTTCGCCGTGTCAACTTACATGGTCTGATTATGCTGACCCAAGAGGATTCTTTATACTAGATACCGATACACTCAAGACGGAATTTGTCGAGAATCCATTTGCGAACTTTCATAAGCTACTATATGACGACGCTGCAATGACTCTTGATGAAGTTAACGATACGGATTATGAGCCATATCGAGATACATATATAAAGGTAATCCTACGCGAGCGTAATGATATGCTAATATATGATACACTTATTGATAAACTCGAAAGTGTCGGGGCCATGATACTCATAGTAGATGATCATAAACACAAGGATATTATAGCAGATGCAAATATTATATCTGAAGCAGATGATATAAACGAAACGTTTAAAAAAACTGCTAATCAACAAACAACAGCAGATGCAGATACTGTATATAAACTGTTATTAAGTCTATACGATGAGGCAATTAAAGAAGAATGATAATTTTTGAAAAGGTTCGCGCCAAGAACTTTATGTCTATTGGCAATAACGGCGTCGAAATTCAACTAAACAATGGCGCCGCGAATTTAATTATTGGTAAAAATGGACAAGGTAAAAGCTCCATTATTACCGATACTCTTTCGTATGTGTTATACGGTAAGGCCTATAGAGACATCAACAAGCCTCTATTAGTTAATTCAATAAACAATAAAAATATGCTAGTTGAGATAGAGTTCAGTACTGGTTCGAAGCGGTATAAGATCCGCCGCGGTATGAAGCCTAACATATTTGAAGTGTATGAAAACGACAAACTAATCGATCAAGATGACAAGTCTCTCGACTATCAAGACAAGCTCGAAAAGAATATTCTAAAAATGAACTTTCACGCATTCAAGCAAATCGTCATTATCGGAAAAGCTACATATAAACCCTTTATGGGGCTGAAGTCGCCTGATCGTAGAAATTTCATCGAAGAGTTGCTAACTCTGAAGATATACTCGCAAATGGGTCTACTGCTGCGTGAAAAGCATTCGAAACTAAAACGAGACTTATCGGATATAGATTTCCGTATCATATCTGCTAAAGAAAAACTAGCGATTATTCGAGAGAGTATTAAAAAAGCCCTGAAGTCTTCTGATGAACTGATCAAGCAAAAAGATAAGCATAAGTCCACAAATGTCAAAGAGCGTGACCGACTAGCGGAGCAGGTTACAAAACTCAGCACAGAACTAAATCGTATTCAGCCGCTATACAATGAACTTGAACGCGACATCAAGGAGAACTCTTCAAAAATGGAACGTATGAAGATACGTATTGAGGAATCAGCTCGTCAAACTAAAAACGATATCAAGTTCTTCAAGCACACAGAAGATTGCCCGACGTGCACACAGAAGATTGACGTCTCACTACGCAACGCTAAGATAGAAAGTAAGGCTGCATATTTAAACGATCTTGAATTTGGACTTGAACAGGCTACTGCGAAGCTTAAAGAGTATGACGTGAAGCAAAAAGAAAACGCTCGCAACAAGAAAATGCTCGATCGTTTAAACCAAGAGCTGTTGACAAAAAATACAAGTATCTCACATATAAGTGTTGTACTAAATGGTATCGAAAAAGAGCTTGAGCAGTTAACTAATCATCATAATGTAACACTCGATGATGCAACACAAATCGAAACATATAAGGTTACATACGAGGAATTGCTAAGCAACAAGAAGAGTCTTCAAGACACGCAAACTATTTACAAAGTAGCTGCTCATATTCTAAAGGATACTGGACTAAAAGCGCAAATCATAAAGCAATACATACCAGTTATTAATCAGTACATAGACAAATATCTTTCTGCGTTGGACTTCTTTATTCAATTCGAAATAGATGAAAACTTTAACGAGATCATCAAGTCAAGACATAGAGATAAGTTCGTATATAATTCCTTCTCTGAGGGTGAAAAGCTTCGTATTGATATTGCACTAATCTTAGTATGGCGAGCTATTGCTAAGCATAGAAGCAGTTGTGCAACTAATCTGCTTATTATGGATGAAATATTCGATTCATCGCTCGACGTAGATGGAGTAGAAGATCTTATGAA